ATGGAACCCGATTTAAGACAAACAACTGATTACTTGCTGCGAAACCCCAGCAATATTAAAAAATGGCTAACACTAACGGATAAGTACATGCAGACCTTTGCCAAAGACCCAAGCATATTTCTTTTGCCAAAGACGCACGAGTTCTTAAAGCCGTTAATTGAAGCATATGCGTTCAACGCCGATGGCTTCGTTCAGTACCTCGTAGGTATACGCGACAGTTTCAGCAAAGAAGACTTAGCGTGGGAACAAGTGCAGAGCATACACCGTCGTATCAACGGCAGGTACGTGCAGCAGCAACGACGCGAACGCGCAACACGAGCCGTGGCCAAAGCAGAGGCGTTGTTTGGCAAGACAGATTATCACTCACGTCTAAAGTGGGTCTCTAGCTTAGAGCATGAATGGGCGAAGCGACGCCTGTTGTTCTTGGATAAGCACCGAGACGACCGCAAGGCAGATCGAATAGACGTCGAGACTAGGGCAGAACTACTGCTAGAGTTCTGGGAAATTATTGACACTGAAATATTCGAAGGAGGAATACCCCCGTGGAACTAAAGAAACCTTGGTCTTACTCAGCACTTACTGCGTTCGAAACATGCCCGAAGCGATTTCAGCTGACGCGTGTCACAAAACAAGTTGTTGAGAAACAGACTGAGGCTACAATTTGGGGCAACAAGGTGCATAAAGCACTTGAAGACTTCGCCAATGGCAAGAAGCCGTTGCCCCCTGAGATGGAGCAGTACGGACGGTACGTTAAAAAGATACTGTCATACGAAGGTAAGCGCGTGGTTGAGGAACGTGTCGCGCTCACTAAAGACTTTCGTCAGACTACATGGATGGCGAAGGACGTGTGGGTACGTGGGATTATAGACATCGGAGTTGTTGGCTCCGACACTGCGTACTTGCTCGACTGGAAGACAGGCAAACACCGACCAGACAACGATCAACTTAAACTATTCGCGGCGCTGGCTTTCGCTATGTACCCGTGGATCAATAAAGTGGTGACTGGGTTCATCTGGTTAAAAGTCTCAAAGTTTGATAAGGAGATGTTCACGCGTGAGCAACTACCGGAAATTTGGAACGAATTTTTACCGCGGCTATCACGGGTAGCAGTCGCGTACGATGAAGATAAGTGGCTCCCGAAACCATCTGGTTTATGCAAGAATTGGTGTCCAGTAGGCCAGTCCTTGTGCGAGTTTTGTGGTAAATAACAACATGTAGAACGCCAGCGACTATAGGACTGGCAGAAAGACTTTGATGAGAAATGACCGATGCAACCCAGCAAGCAGTCGACCCGATGCAGCTAACCAACGACGAATTGGTTCGCTACGGGTTCAAGCAGCCAAGTGCAACCTTGTTAGAAAACGAATTACTTCACAGGCTAGAAGCATATATTAGTATGTACGGTGACTACTTAGACGTAAAAGCGCGGGAGCGTGATTAACCATGGCTATGACCCCAGAAGGCAAAGTTAAGAAGAAGGTCAAAGAATACCTTCAATCAATCGGCGCTTGGTACTACATGCCAGTGTCGAACGGTATGGGGCGTGTTGGCTGTCCTGATATTCTCGTCTGCTATAAAGGTCTGTTCATGGCTTTTGAGACGAAGGCACCGGGTAAGATAAAGAACGTCACCGCAAACCAACAACGTGAAATTGACGAGATACAACGTGCTAACGGGTTAGCACATGTGGTCGACGACGTTGAGCAAGTAAAGTCTCTTTTAGAAACTATTGAAAGGATACCAGATGACTAAGTCCTCAAAGAAAGAACTGGCTACCAAGGCGAAGTACAACGCTCGCGCCGACGTGAAGAAGAAACGCGCAGCGACGAACAAGTCGCGGCGTCAAGCTGTGGCCGCAGGGCGCGTCAAGAAAGGCGACGGCAAGCACGTAGATCACAAGGTGCCTTTGGATGCTGGCGGTAGCAATACTAAGGCGAACACCCGAGTAGTAAGCGCGAAGGCCAACAAAGGCTGGCGCGGCAAAAAACCCGGCATGTACACCAAAGGTAAAACATGAACCCTCGCGAATACAACGTCGGGCACTCCGACTATTCCAAACGACGTATTCAACCATGGGACATATGGTTTGAGTACGGTCTCAACCCTTGGGACGCAGACATCATTAAGCGCGTCCTGCGAGACAAAGGCGAACGTCGCCTCGACTACGAAAAAATCAAACACATCTGCGATGAACGCATCAGACAGATAGATGAGGAAACCAACCATGCTAGTATGGCCAACAAAGAAGGCGCTTATACTCAAGAGTAAGTCGCCCGAGAAGATATTGAACGTGGTGCCCAGCGCCAAAAGGTTCAGTGTAAAAGGCCAGCCTCTCGTGGCTGTGCCGCATCGTACAGAAGAGACCACTCTCCTGCGCAACTTGGGCTATGATGCTCCTGCTCCGATCCGTTCGTACTATGAATGGCCGGGTCGCTTTAAACCATTTCACGCGCAGCGCGAAGCTGCCGCGTTTCTGTCTATGAATAAACGTGCGTTTAACCTCAGTGAATTAGGTACGGGCAAGTCGTTGGCGTCGCTGTGGGCGTACGACTACCTACGCAGCATCGGACAGATGAACAAAGCATTGGTGATCTCACCGTTGTCTACCTTAGAGCGGACGTGGGCTGACGAAATCTTTCAGCACTTCCCCCACCTCACATATACAGTTCTGCATGGAGCCAAGGACAAACGCATCAAGTTACTTAAAGAAGACTTCGATGTTTACATCATCAACCACGACGGCGTTGGCATCATCGAGCCACACCTCAAAGACCGTACCGACATCGACCTCGTGATCGTTGACGAGATTGCACAATGCGCTCGTAACGCAAGCACCACACGTTGGCGTAAGATCAACACCGTCGTCAATAAGCACAAAGCACCCCGTGCATGTTGGGGCATGTCAGGAACACCGACACCAAACGCTCCTACAGACGCGTGGGCGCAGTGCCGCCTAGTCGTACCTGATGCAGTTCCACCATACTTTAACAGGTTCAAGGGGCAGGTAATGAAACAGCTATCCCAGTTTCAATGGATCGCTAAGAAAGGTGCCACCGAGACAGTGCGCGAAGTTATGCAACCTTCTGTGCGCTTCACCCGCGACGAGTGCTTAGACCTACCTCCGCTTATGTACGAGACGCGCCAAGTACCGCTGACCAAAGACCAAGGCAAAGCATACAAAGAGATGCTTACAAAACTGCGCCTTCAAGCAGAAGAGGGGGACATTACCGCTGTCAACGAGGCAGTGAAGATGGGCAAGCTGGTGCAGATTGCTTGCGGCGTAGTCTACGCACCCGATGGCACTCAGGTTACTATTCCAGCAACGCCGCGCGTCGAGGAGACGCGGTCTATCTGCCACTCGGCGCAAGGCAAAGTTATCGTGTTTGTACCATACGTGTCCTCAGTAAACATGGTAGCTGAGGAGCTAAGCAAAGACTTCACTGTCGAAGTCATTCACGGCGGAGTGAAGAAAGACGAGCGCGACCGAATCTTTTCTTCTTTCCAGAAAACCAAAGACCCCAAAGTTCTCGTGGCGCAACCCGCCGCCATGAGCCACGGGCTAACACTCACCGCAGCCAGCACCATCGTTTGGTATAGCTGCATAACAAGCAACGAGACGTTCGAACAGGCTAACGGACGCATCAACCGCCCCGGACAGAAGATGAATAACTTTATTATCTGTCTTGAAGGCACTCCCGTGGAGAAGCGCATCTACGCACGGCTCCGCAATAAGCAGAAGATGCAAGGCGCACTTCTGGACGAAGTTAAAGCGCATCGCGAACTCTTGATCGCTTGACCAATGCACCTATATGAACTAATGTGTTGACAGGTGTACACATATAAAGGTATCTACAATGAACTTACTTAAACCCGAAGAAGTGTCGGAAAAGCTAGGGATCACTAAAGCAGCACTCCCTGCGCTTCGACGAAGAGAAAACAGTTTCCCCCAACCAATAAGGGTCTCGCAGAAGGTCTTGCGTTGGGACGAAGCTGATATTGACCAATGGTTAACGGCCAAAAAGGAGAATGAAAATGGCGAAAATATGCGAGTTGGCTGATGGCCAACTAATAAAAGTATTTGTGGGACTGCGTGATCGCAGGGCGCAACGCAAAGCGGCGTACTCACAAGATGATAGTGGCGACAAGCTCAAGCAGGACAAGATCGAAGTAGAATTTCTTCGGCGTATGAACGAACGGGACATCGACAGCGTGTCCGCTCGCGACGTTGGTACTGCTTACATGTCAACACGTTCGACGGCGACGGTAGCTGACCCAGAAGCATTCTGGAGCTACGTCAAAGAAAACGACGCGTGGGAACTGGTTGAGAACCGCGTGAACAAGACTGCGCACCAGCAGCACCAAGAAATCAACGGAGACAACGTCCCCGGAGTAAACACATCCGCGACGCAAGTCGTAAACTTTAGACGTAAATAGGAGCAAACCATGAACGAATTGGTAAATTTAAATTCAAAACTACCAGCCCACTTGCAGAGTGCGGCTCAAGTACAAAACGTATTCGCTAACGCCTCTGGCGAAGGTGGGTTTCCCGTAATCTCCCTCAAGGGTAAAGTGTTCCACGTGACACGTGGCGGTGACAAAGAACTTATTACCAACGAGCATGGTGATCCGGTTCCGTCCCTCGAGTGTGTTATCGTTGCGGTTAACCCAAACCGCTCCAAGGTGTATTACGCCAGCGCTTACACAGAGGGCGACAGTAGCGCTCCTGATTGCTACAGCAACGACGGCCTACGCCCTGCGTCGGATGCAGAAAACCCACAGTGCAAATCCTGCGCGGCCTGTCCTCAAAATGTTTGGGGTTCCGCTACACAAAACGGTCAGAAGCGTAAAGCCTGTGGCGATAGTATGC